TTAAAGCTAACTTCTCTATGCTACCTTCACAAAACATAATCATCTTCTCCCATAGTAAAATCTTCTCTACCATTTTAAAATAAAGATGTTCTAAATAGTCTGCCTTCATTAACTCATGGCTAGAATCAAAAACCTTTGACCCCTTATCGTTTACATAAACGAGGTAAGGTATTTTTTTTGTTGCCATATAGTAGAACGAAGTCTGTGTTATATTTGTAAGCAAAGGCTCACTTGGTAAATCTTGGGATCGCATTGTCCACTCTTCTTTACCTTTTGTTTTATAAACTCTTGGTGGTTTAGTTTTAAGTTCTATAAATTTATTTTTATTTTCATAATCTATTCTGCCTATGATGGGTTTAATCATGGTCATTTCTTTTTGCTCAACAAACCTTTCACAAACCATTTTATCTTTACCCATAATTTCAGTCACAACTTTTTTAGTTTCAGAGATTGCGTCATGGACATAGTTCAACATTTCTTTTCTTGCGAACTCATCTTTTTTATCGACAGGTTTCTTCTCATCTAAAAGTTTTAACTCTGCTTGATAAGCTGTGTTGTAATCTCTATCTTCTTTTGTAAACTCAGTTTTCTTAATTGTCTTTGTAGTATAAATTACATCAGCTATTAATCTCTGTACTGTATTGTTGACCAGGTTGCCAAACTGTGCTGCGTGTCTAAATGGAAACTTCCTTCTTATCTCTTGTGGAAAAGAATAGTTAATTAAATTTTTGGCAAATGGTGATGAGGTTGATGAGTATGACCAATGGTCTAATCCTTCTCCACCATTATATATTGAGAAGGCTTTATCTTCTTTTGTTTGTTTCATAAGTTCCTTTGTTTTTGCACTATTTATACACATATTTATTTACTTGTAAAGCACTAAATATATTATATATACATACAAATCATATAAACAAAGAAAGGAATTATGACACTTGAGCAATACAGAAAAGACAAAGGTTTATCCTATTATAATTTTGGGTTAGAGCTTGGAATTATGGGAGTACAAAATCCAGGAACATCAGTTCAGAGATGGTGCTTGACCTCAAAAATAAGACGCTTCCCTGATCCTGCAATGGTTAAGAAAATTATAGAAGTCACAAAAAATAAAGTAAGCATAAAGGATCTATATGAAAGCTGGTGGAACACCCAAGTTTAAATACAAAAGAGTAAAAATTATTTGGCAAGATATTATAACAGACGCAAGTTGGTTTGATAGCTTAGAAGATGTTGATAGATTAACTTTCCAATGGTGCGAAGATGTTGGGTACTTGTATAGTAAAGATATTAAGACAGTTAAAATATTTACTTCATTTAATTTTGATGGAGATAAGTTATCTATTGGAACTGTGACTGTATTTCCACGATCAGTTGTAAAAAAGATTGAAGTATTAAAATGACTTATGATGGTATCTTTGATGAGGTAGATATTAAAGAAGTAAAAAAACTAAAAGCTGAGATTGATAAACTAAAAAACATAATAGACATACTTGAAACTGATATAACTATTAAAGAGTATGAAATTAATAATTTAAAGGAACGATTAAAAGAAAAAAATGGCTAGACAAACTTACGCTTTCTCCAATGGTGTGTATAACGATTGGCACAGAAAGTATGATGGCATTGCCATGATTGATATTGATTCTATTGAGTGTTGTCCACGTTGCTACGAACCTTTAGCCATTATTGAAACTTGCTACGATAAAAATCAAAAATACAAGGCTACAACCTTGTCAAAGATAGTCGCTAGTCGCCTAAATATACCCTGTTTTTTGGTGTTCTATAAAAATCTGACACCTGGTAGCCTAACCTTTAGGATCAAGCGTATCAGAGCCTCTGAGACATCATTTAACATCATGACTGAAGCCGAGTGGGTTTCCATCTTGCTAGACCTACAATCTAATCACAAAAAGGTATGCTCTTATGGACACAAGTAGAGGTTTTTTACATATTACTTATAAATTATATGGACATCTTGATAAATTGGGGGGGGAACATAAATCGCATTGTTTAAATGTATTCTTATCTGTTATGAAATATGCTTGGAAAAAAAATGGTTATGAAGCAAGGTTAAGACACGAAACAATACACAAAGATACAGGTTTATGTAGAACCACAATTAAAAACTGCTTATCTACCCTTAATAAACTAAATGTTGTTAAATCTTTTAGAGGTAAATCTGGTAAAACTTATATTGTTAATGAGGTATTTCTTAAAGTTGAAAAGCTATATGAAAATTCCAAGATAGACGTTAAACATACCCAAGATAGACGTTTTACGCCTATATTAGGAGAACAGTATTCAATATATATAACTGATAAGATAATTAGAGATAATAGAGGTAATAAAGATACTATAATAGACACTTTAGCGAAGCTACCCACCGACCAACTAATATCAGATACTAAGAACCCTTATTATGTGAAGTTAGCTATTAAAAGGAAAGAGGAAATGGTGGCTGCTGAAAATTCTACCTATGTTTCCCCTGATAAGATCATTAATGCTCTTAATAAGATTAAAAAAGAAACTAATGTAAGATACAGACAGAAAAAAGAATACAATATAAGAAATGGAATAAAACCTTGGCAAAAATAAAGATACAATGTGAAGCTATTACTAGAACCTCAATTAGATTAGGTAAACCACGTCAATGCAAGGCTAAGGGTTATTTTACCCCTACTACCAGGCGTATGCTGTGTCGTTTTCATGGCTGTTCCAAAACAATAAATTCTAAAACGAGAAAGTATCAAGGGTTATACAAGAATAATAATATACCTATACAAAACAAGATTAAACTATTAAAAAACTTAGTAAACTTTAGGAATAAATCAGATGAAGAAATCAAAGAGTATATCCAAGACCAAGAGCAAAGAGCTAACTCTAACAAATACCGAACAAAATACTATTCTCGACACTACTTACGCTGGAGGTCTATCCATAGACATAGCAAAGGACTTACAAATCAGCTTGATGACTTTCTACAAATATTTAGAGCAAAATCCAAAGTTCAAAAGTGAGTATGAGAAAGCACAAGAGATTGGAATTAAAACTTTAGTTGAGAAAATGTTAAAGATCTTTGATACTGACCCATCATCTATTGAAGCCAATGAGTTATTATTTTTGAGAGAAAAGAAAGATTTCTTGAAATGGTTAAGTCCAAGGCTATCTTCCATGTTCCAGGAAAAGCAAAAGATTGATGTTAAATCTGACAGCTCTATTCGTATATCTTGGGAGGATAATTCTGATAATTTGATTGATGTATCAGAGGACATAGTGGATATACCCTCTGATAATAAAGATTAATTAAACTCTTCTTCGTATAATGAGTTTAATACAAATGCTTTGCCATTTAAATTACTATCTATAGGTTCTTGAATAATATTTAAAGGTTGTTCTCCTTCCAAACACTGTTGAATAAGTATTTGTGCTTTTGGGTTTCTTTTTTCTATTTTTTTTAAGTAATATATTAATTCACTTATAGAAAAACCTTTAAATGTTTTTGCTTTTGCTGACATAGTTCCCTTTTTTGTTGTTGTTTATAATAGGTGTATATTACACCTTTAGCATTTAAAATATTTATGAGTGTTAATCTCATAAGTTCTTTTAAATTTTGTTGTTGTTGTAATTGTTTATTCATTTGTTTTAAGAATAAGCATGAATATTATCTACTGAACAAAAATATTTAATAGATTCTTTAGGAGTTAATTTGTTTAAATCTCTCCAATAAAATTGAGCATCCATACTACTTTTCCAATATTTACTTTTGCCAAATTTTTTAGGTTTATATAGATCACCAAAAACATGACTTTCTAAAGTAATTTCAAAAAAACTATCTAATATTTTTTTATAATTTTTAAGTTTATGTTTTCCTTTTAATTTTTTATATTCTTTATAATAAAGTTTTAAATCTTTATTTTTACAATTTTTCATATCACTTTTCCTTTATTTGTTTTTTCATTTCTGTAATTATGTCATTTAAAGAATATTTTTTTTGTCTAATATCTTTAAGAACATTAACAACCCATTGATTGTAATCTTTTTTTAATGGAAATAAATTATTAATTAGTTTTTTATATTCTGTCATTTTATTTTTCCCTCTCTATTTATTATTAAAATATTAAAGCACCCAATATAAAACCAATAGTAAAAATTACTATTTCTGTTCTATAATATAGGCTCTTTATTCCTATTTCTTTTTTCCAATCCTTAGGCGTTTTACCTAGTATTATCATTTATTCCCCTTCCTTATTTATTATACTATCATCAAGGCTATTAAGATTATCAAAATAGCTTTGTGGTAATGGTTGATATTCTACAAAGTCATCATTTGTTGTAGGTTCTTTGTAGTTGTCTTTTAACTTATCCAGGTCATTATCTTTTAAAAATTCCTGGATCTTCTGTTGCAGCTTATTTAAGTTCATTTGATTACCTCTATTTCATCTATTTCTAGTGAATCCCCATTTTCAAATCTCTCATCATCCCAATCATTTATATAAGTATTTAATGCTTTTTCTTCTGCTTGTTTTTGATTGTCTGCCTCAATTTCTATTTCGTATGTTGCATAAATAGTTTGACTTGCTTTGATTTTATATTTTGGCATTAGATTGCACCCCCTTGAATAGACCATAAATGCAAAGCATACATAATGAAGCTAATAAAAATTGCTTGTGCAACTATAAACATTATTATATTTTTAATCATTATATCCCCTCCTTATCCATCATCTTAGCCATGTTTATTAATGCTGACTTGTATTTGTCAACTTCAACACCATTTACTAGCTTATCAATACAAATTTTAATCATTGTTTCATAGCTTGTATTTTCTGGTGTGTTTACAGTTGCAACACATTTGTTTACTGTGTCATAACCTATGCTGCTATTTTTTTGGTGAACTATTGTCATTATGCGTTTCCCCACCCTACAACATCTTTTTTTTTGCAATCATCTTCAACTACAATGTGAATATTTTGCCATTCTGTTGATTTAAAATCATCTTTTATCCAGTCTTGCTCAATCATTTCTGATTGTGCTGTTGTTAAAAAGTGATTACCATATCCATATTGAAAAGGCACAGCTAATTGTAATTGTCTTTTTGTGTCAAGTACCCTTGAAGCATGGTAAGTATTGCCATTTACTTTGTCGTACCATTTTTTTGCGTGTATTACATATTTTATCATTGTTTCCCTTTTTGTTAGTTGTTATATCTTAATTGTATATGTTATTGTTATTGGTGTCAATAGTATTAATTATTATTTAAATCAACTAATTTATATTCACCAGATTTTATCTTTTTTCTAGTTTCAGTAATATTTTCATTAAGAAATATATTTCTGTATTTGCCGGTTGTGTTTGAGTAGTTCCAATATTTTTTATCTAAAAATATTTTATTTTTTAAACCACTACAATTTTTTTTTACAATCATTGAATTATAAGATTGAAAATATTGATTATAATTATCATCAGTAATAACAAATTGATTTGCTACTTTGTTTCCGTTTGTGCTTGTCATGTTTTCAGTTTTCATAGTTTCCTTTATTTGTTAGTTATGATTTATTTTATAATAAATCTCTAAAGGGTTTAATTAAAAACCCCTTAAAGTTTTATTATAATACTTTTGAAAGTTTAACTAATTGACCTTTAAATAAATTTTCTAATTGATTTAATGTAATTGGGTTATTTCTAAAATTAATTTCATCATTAATCATTTTTTGATGACCTTTATTTTGAAATTGTTTTAAAGTTAGCATTTTGTATAAATTTACTAAACTTACATCTTGTATATTATTATATTTTTTTGTCATAGTTTCCTTTAATTGTTGTTTATATCTTAATCGTATATTATTATATATTGGTGTCAACTTAATTATTAGTATCATTAATGTAAGCTTTCCAATTGGTAGCTTGTAAATGGTGGTGTCTTTTTTGCTGTTCATCTTTTAATCTATGAAATTGTTTTTGATTATCTGAACCATCCCAGAATTTATCTTCAACAATAATTTTTTCTAGTTCCATTAATCTTATTGCTATTTTATCATCTGACCATTTTATCATATTAATTTACCTCCTTATCCCAATTAGACCAATCAAAAAAATCTAATTCTAATTTATCGGCATATTCAATTACATAAGCTTTTAATCTAGCTTTAAATCTCATTGCTCTTCTTTTTGCAAATTTATCAGAAGAACCAGGAATTTCAGCACCATCTAAAGGCATAGAAAATATTTCTTCTAAATTAATTCCGTTCATACTTGACCAATTTAAACGATCATAATATTTTCCGTTAATAGTTCTATCAACTTTAATGCTGATTTCTAATAATGGTTCTTCTTTTATTATTTCTTTTTTCATTGTTTCCTTTAGTTGTTGTTTGTTATTCATATAATCTAATATATACATATTGGATATTATGTCAACAGTTAATTTAAATTATCTTTTAGAATAGTTCTAATGTAATGTTGTGGTATTATTGCAACAGTTAAGTGTGATATAATTACAACAGTTAGAATAGAAGTTAAAAGAATATATATTAATAAAGTTGCTATTCTAATATAAACGCAGCAAATGTTTTAATGCGTTAAACATCGGTCAACATTACTGACATAATACAAAATGTATGTTCGATAAATCTGAGTTATCAGAATAGCTATTGATATTCGTTTCTTATTACTAATCTAAAGCGTATATATATAGTCAACATTGCTATAAAAATCATTTCTTAGGTATGGGGTACCCCCTAGAGAACGCTACGCCTCATGTATATATATATACATCGAACTTCAGGACACCCTTAGACACACACACCTTTATACACACCTCTTTAAAAAAATTTTGTTTTATTTTTTTTTAAATACACTAAATGTAGTATATGGATTACTTTCACTCAGATGATTTAGATTCAATCGCTTACATTGAAGAGGATAGCAACAATGTCATTATTAAGTTCTATGGCTTTCCCAATAACGTAGCAGCTGATCTATTTATCACTTATGCTATGCTCAATATGGGTTTTGACTTTACACCTACCTATAGTATGAAAAGTAAGATGATCCACTAGATATGGATATTAAAATACCTTACACACCTAGGAAGCATCAAGCCTTCTTACATAAAAAAATAGATAACCACAGATGGAATGTATTGGTATGCCACAGAAGGTTTGGAAAGACAGTATGTATGATTAATCATCTAATTAGGTCAGCATTACTGTCCAAACTCAAGAACCCTAGGTTTGCCTACATTGCACCAACCTTTAAACAAGCAAAGTCTATTGCATGGGATTACATGAAACAGTTTACCGCTAAGATACCCCACACCAAATTTAACGAAACAGAACTTAGAGTTGATTTACCAAATGGTTCTCGTATTACCTTGCTAGGCTCAGAATCGCCAGATGGATTAAGAGGTATATATCTTGATGGTTGTGTCATAGATGAATACGCTAATGTCAACAGTAAGTTGTTTCCAGAAATTATAAGACCAGCATTATCTGATCGTAAAGGTTACTGTGTCTTTATTGGTACACCTATGGGAATGAACAATAACTTTTACGAATTATATCAACACGCACAAGGTGCGGAAGATTGGTTTAACTACAAAGCTAAAGCTAGTGATACTAATATTGTAGACCCAGATGAGTTGGTCAAGGCAAAAGAAGTAATGGGTGAGAAGAAGTATAACCAAGAGTTTGAATGTGATTGGATAGCAAACATTGAGGGTGCAGTATATGGAGATGTTATAGGTAAACTAGATGATGATAAACAATTATCCAGAGTTCCCTACGATCCTAGTCTCCCAGTATCTACCGCATGGGATCTTGGGGTCTCCGACCATTCTGCTATTATATTTTATCAGCAGCTTGGCAGAAGTATAAACATTATTGATTACCATGAAGAGAGAGGTCAAGGTTTACCATACTACATACAATTCATTAAAGAAAAAGAATATGTCTACAAGGATCACTTTGCACCACACGACATTGAAGTTACCGACTTTGGTAATGGCAAGACCAGGAGAGAGGTCGCCTACCAATTAGGCATAAGGTTTAAAGTCGTACCAAAAATTCCACTAGAGGATGGCATCCACGCAACCATGATGACCTTGCCTAGATGTTGGATTGATACAGACCATTGCAAAAAGTTAATAGATGCGTTAAGACATTACCATAGAAAGTATATGGATAAGAATAGAATGTTTAGATCAAAACCAGTTCACGATTGGAGTTCACACGCTTGTGATGCAATGAGGTATCTTGCTGTTGGACTACAAGAAATAAATACTAGACAATCAGCTCCACAAAGTGTAGCAGATAATAGTTACCAAATTATATAGGATTATTATGGGATCATTATTTAAAGCACCAAGTATGCCACCTTTACCACCAGTTCAACCTTTGCCAGAACCGCCAAAGGCAGAAGTCTCACAAGCAGAAAAAGACAGAATTGCAGCAGAACAGGCAGCAGTTGAGAGAAAAAGAAGAGGTCGTAAATCTACAATACTAACTGGACCATTAGGTGTAGAAGAAGAAGCAGAAACAGAAAACAAAACTTTGTTAGGATCATAATGGGAAAATTTGAAGATATAATTAATAAAGCACTTAAAGATCCAAAAAATACTTTTTTTACTAAATACAAAGTTTCTCCTAAAAATGTAAATTTAATAAGAGAAGCTTCTGATATTTCAAAAAAATATGGAAGAAATACTACAAGAGCTCAAGCAATTAAAAAAGGATATAAAAGAAAAAAATTTGTATCAACTAACAATAATTATAAAAGTTTATTAGGATCATAATGTTTGACAAGATTAAAAATATATTTAAAAAAAAACCAAAAGTAGAAAAAGAAAAAAGAACTTATAATAAAGCAATAGATCATAGCAATGATATTACTTTTGAAAACGAAGTTAAAAAACCAGAAGTTAAATCTGAAACAAGAGAAACAAAATCAGAAACAACTTCATCACTAACATTTGGAGAATAGTATGGGTGGATCAGTAGCAAGAGTATTTAGACCAAGACCAACTCCAGCACCTACACCAGCTCCAATAGCAGTTGCACCAACAGTAGCAGAAGTTTCTCAAAGTTCAGCTACAAGTGCAGATGGTTACGATTCAAGAAAAACAAAAGCTAAAGGTAGATCACAAACTATTATGACAAGTGCCAAAGGTGTAGAAGATGAAACTATAACACTAGGTAAGAAAAGTTTATTAGGACAATAATGGCATTAACAGATAGACAAAAAACAACTTTAAAAAAACATAGTGTTCATCATTCTACAAAACATATGAAAGATATGAAAGTAGCAATGAACAAAGGAATGAGTTTTACAAAAGCACATAAGATTGCACTTAAAAAAAAAGGTAAGTAATGGCAAAAACAGATTTAACAAAAAATTTATTATCTAGGTATGATAAACTAGAAGGTCAAAGACAAAACTGGGAAAC